GAAACCCTCAAACATCTCTCTGAGAGGTTCATGACCTGACGCAGTTCCCCCGAAGGTTCTTAATTTTTCCCCCCTAGGACGCACCGAATTATAGTCAAACTTTACAGTTTTAATATGCTCGTACTCATGTTGGGTTAAAATTTCTAAAAATAGTTTTAACGCCTCAACCCAACCCTCTTTAGAATCGCCAATGTAAATCTTGGCATATCCTTGTTCTAAATCTATCCATTTCGTGTGTTCTAACCGTTTTTCGGGTGGGGTGGGGTCATAATCATCATGCAATACTTCTATATTAGCTCTAATCGGAGCTAGTTGTTCGGCCATCTCTGGAGTACACTTAAATCCTACTCCAGTTCCAACTAACAATAGGTAAAATAAATCTGCTAAATCTTCCCACTTTTCTATAGCTGTAAATGAGCAATTATAGTTAGCTAAAGGGTACTTCTCAGCTACGTGATTTTCCCCGCCCCCAATCCACAGAGTTCTTCCACTAACAAATTGCTTAGTGTTATACATGGAGTCAAAAAGAGATTCCGCTTCCTTAGTTAAAGCGTCTACATTTGATTCATATCCGATTTTTTTCATGTGGTTATAAACCAAGCCTACATTATACTCTACGGCTCTCTGACAAGCCTCCGCCCAGGTTTCCCTACGACCTAACTTATTAGAAAATCTAGAATATGTTCTATAAAAAACAAAACTGCCCATAGGACTCAAAGGAGACTTTTGTTTTTTGTATTTATCTATAAAACTGGAAGAAATTTTGATTGGATTGTGGGCAGAATGATCGTGATAATGAATTTCGTCAGACTTGAGCTCAGATGGGGCAATAGATGTCGTCACAGATGGTCTCCTACAGGGATTCGTTGCCGTACATTTCAACGGATTTAGAGTAAATATTGCCCAGCGCAGCAGCAAGCTCTTCGTCTTCAGGCATGTCATTATTATACACAGGATGATCGCCTAATGTATCCGTATTTTCAGAGAATTTCCCACTAAAAACTTGAGCATCCCCAACTCCAGTATAAGATGAAGGTCCGTCTAACTTATCCGCTGCTAAACATGCCAATCCTATGCTCCAAAAAGAGTCCCCGTGACCATTTGGTGTCTCTGCTGCATATAAGTCTCTGTTTACCACCAAAATTTGCTCTTTCTGCACAGCATCAGGTATCAAATGAAGTTTTTCACTAACTACGTAATGTTCAAATTTTGTCGCCATATTGTTTTTGGCTCTACGACTAAAATGCATCAAATCCCACTTTCTATTCAAGCCTCTTAAATGTCTTACTCGTTCTGTGTTCTCTTTATCACTTAATCCTTGCTCATTATCGGTTTGTAGCCCCCGTTCTTCTAACGCTCTGTCAGTATTATCTATAAAACCTTTATCTATTTGAAAATTAGTAGCTACCTGATTTAAAATATCAACCTGCGCCTGATATGACATCCCTCTAATAAATTCATGGTATAGCTGAACCATGTGTCCATCAGTTTTACGCTTACCGAAGATAGCTAGGTGGGAAGGGTGACGACGTTTTCCTACGTCATACCCTGCTACAACCCACTCATAATCTTCTGTTAAGTCGTCAGCATGATCTAAAGTTCTACGATATATTTTTAAAGAAGAATCTTCACATTTTTCAATTTCGTCATCCGTAAAATATCCATCGGTTCCAAAATGGGGTTGTAGCATGTATTCTGAAGAGAAAGAACTTCTATTGCTTTTCTTATATCCTTCTAGCCACTTTTTGTCCCTAATTTCGGGGGCTAGGACATGTATACCTGGAACTGGGTCAAATGCTGGTAATACTACACTATTAAATTTATCGTCACCTATTAAAGTAGCTAACAAATCTCCGGGGGCCATGGGAGTTCCCACTACTACAGTAGTAGTTCCGGGGTTAGGAATAGGCATCAACGCTCTAAAAAATAAATCCTTAATCTTAGGCAATTCACCGGGATCAAGGGGGGAATTAGCATCTTTCAATATATCGTCCACGACCATTCCCGCATTAGTGTGGAGTCCTCTCTTGAACTGGGTTACCCCGGCCATTTCAACCCTTATAATTCCCCCATCTGCTGTTTGATATCGAATGGAATTATCCGCTCCTCTAGCTAAATCTCTAGTGAACCACTCATTAGATATAATAGGATTTGCCCTCAGTTCATCTTTCATAGTTCTAACGTGATATCTTACCATATCATGGTTATATGAGGCATACAATAAACTTCTACTATTGGCGGGAGTTCTCATTAACTGCCAAATAGTGTATCCATGACCTAAAAGGGTGCTTTTCCAATGCCCACGGGGTAAAACACAAACAAAGTTCTGTCCCTCATCTAACGCTCTATCCAATTCATCACATATAAACCCAACATGCCAAATATCAAATAGCTTTGGTTGGGGAAAACTTAATTTCCAAATATCATGAACAAATTCCTTAAATGTAGGAGGAACGTCAATAGTCGTGGTATTCGTTAAGTCTGAGGCTAACTCATTGACAGCATCAGACCACGATAATTTCACATTTTCATTTTTACTAGCGTTAACCATTACCATCCTCAAACTCTAACAAGAAATCCTGTAATCTAGTTCCCAACCTGTGGCGTACCTCCTTATCATTTACCTCTTCCATGATAATGGAAGCAATTCCTTGAATAAATTTACGAGAAATGAGCCCTTCTAAGATGGTACGTTCGCCCTTTATAGCCATATCCACAGCTTTGGCAGCGTCAGACGCTCTATCGAATTGAAGAATACTTAGAGCCTCGGAAGCTTTAGAAGTTATTTTCTTATATTGGTCTAGGTGTACCTCAGAATCTAGTCTCCTGTGGTCTGCCTCCAATTCTACCATTTTATCTCTAGCCCTAGAAATAGCTTTGGTTCGTAATTCTTTCCAACCTTGTTCTTTAGACCATTGATACAAAGTATCTTCTGGGATATTAACCTCATATTTTACCAAAATATTTTCTTTTATTTTAGGAATTATCACATCGTCATGGATATAAGTTTTAGCGGCGAAGTCTTTAACTTCTTGAGAATATTTTCGGTTCATTAAAATTCCTTAATTTTGGAAGGGGGAATTTTCCATTACCCAACCTTCATCTTTAGCCGTTGGATCTTGGCTATCGTCTATAATAAAAGACTCTCCCATACGTTTACTGAAGTCTACATGCCCTGACACAGTATTTCTGGGCGTAAAACATACGGGTACTTTAATGGATGCTCCAGATTTCCCGAATGATCGTTCTAAATGCATTACTACCTCATCTCTAGTACAAATTGAATTCCATACTTTTTCTCTAAATAAGGGTTTCCAGCCTTTACTCTCTATATACTGATTTCTAATAGTTGTTTCAGTATGAGACAAATCTGGTATTTGTTTATTAAAGGCGCAATCACTGAAATCGCAATAGACTACTTTTTTATAATTATTTACCTCGTCGGGTACGTTTTCCACAAGATTTGATTGTTCTTGTTTTATTTTACCCGTTGGTAGATTTTTACTAACCACAAAAGTAGGTTTTGTAGCCTTTCTACGTAGTGATCCTGGTTTTCTAGACATTCTTTCTACTCCATTCGGCTATACAGGCTGCATCAGCCCAATCTTGTTCTTCAAACTCTGTGTCAAAGTATTTAGTCGCATACTTAATTATATCGTCTTTAGAGGCATTTCCCATACCTATAATTTCTTTTTTCCATACTCTATTATCTACCGTTTTATAGGATATATTTGCCAATTCTAAAACTTCTTTGACCGCCCCCACCACCTCTGATATAGAAATAGTCGAGTGAGGATTTTTAAAATATAAAGGTTTTTCTATCGCAACCGTTCCACCCTCAACTAACCTAGGTAAAGCCCCTAATCCTTTAGCTATGTCAGGAAACCTATCGGAAGAAAGTTTACCTTTAGCGTCAAATTTCAAGCACTCTAGAATATCTCCAGCATCATTTATAATTGTAGCATGAACTGCCTTAGAGCTACAATCTATTCCTGTATGAATTAAGATTCCTCCAAGGTGAGTCCCCTATTAACCCACTCTTCTACTAATTGTTCATGTGCGCCTTCCCACTTATCAGGCTTATGGATAGAAATCAATTTGCCTGTATCTTTTCGTATGGAATAATGTTCCTTAGTTTTAGACTCATTCTTATCTACTACTAATTTAATAATTCTATCTCTAGCGTCTGAAGTAGCTACAGCCATAAAATTTCCCATAGCTACCCATAACAAGTCTCCTGTTTCTTCATCAAAATTAGCGGGATCCTTACGAAAATTCTTAATGGAATTCTGCCACTCCTTGACTTCTTCCTTTATAATCGGAATTCGCTCTTTCGCAAGAGCTTGATCTGTTCGATCTTTATAAGCTTCTGTATGTGTAAATCCCCACCTATTGTGGAAATCAAATACAGATTCAGCTATAATAGTCATAACTTCTATAAATCTATCTTTTTCTAGGATATCCATTAACCCCTCCCCGATTCTAAGCTTCTAGCTGATAACACCCTACTGGAAGTATTAAACAATCCCTTAAAGGCTTCCTTACGACCTAATAATTTATCGTAAGCTACTCTAATCTCAATAATAGTCTTCATGCTAGTGTTCAACCGTTTGTTATCTCTTAGTATTATACCTTCCATTTCATCAATGGTGGGTTTCCGAGTTCCTTTGGCTAAATATTCTTCAGCTAATTTAGCTTTTTCAACTTTCATCCCGGTTTCAAAGGCTGTTTCATACGCACCCTTTTTTGCCCCTAAAGCAGCAAGATTTAGTTCTACAAAAGCTAACCATGCTCCGGATACAGATAGATATTCTTGTAACTCTGTATTTGAAGCTTCTGATAAGTTACCAAAAGTTATATCTTCTCTAGTAGCGTTATCAATTTTTATAAAGGGGATTTCCATGTCCTCTATATATTGATTAGCTCTATTATAACCTTTTTCAACTGTCCAGGTTTCGTCTACCATTTATATTCCCCATAGCTTGAATACTTATTGCGAGTGCGTCTGCGATTCCGTTCATATCACGTTTGGATAAATTATTGGTATTAACTTCTAAATTCCAATCCAGATCTACATTATCTAACAGCAATTCCGATACATGCTGTTGTTTCTCATTCCAAATTTTTCTGGTTATCTGCCGATGAAATTTATCTGAAGTTTTATGCCTCTCCCACCTTACATCATCATCAGCAGACAGCTTCACCAACAAACCGCCCTCCCTTTTTATGTACTCAAATTCATTAGGATACCTAAGATCATCAAAAATTACGGTATACCCAAAAGCTAAATGCCTAGCCACATCTGTTTCTACTGCGTTAACCCACACTCGGGGCCATATATCTCTCAACCCTTGTCCCAATTGTTGCATGGTCTCTCTTTGCTCAGGAATACTTAGGGTGTGAAGAACTTCTCTTAGCTTACCCGCAAAAGACATAATTACTATACTATCGGGATCTTTTTGCCGTATTAATTTTGCAACCGCAGATTTTCCAGTATGCATTTTTCCATGCAAGCCAAGTAGTTTAGCCAAAACCTAACTCCTCATCTGTTACCAACTTACAGTCACAATAACTGTAATGAATAGCCGCTACTTCTGATAATTTGGGGGGTCGGGGCATATTTACTATAGCCTCAGCTCTAGACAAAATACCGTTCCATAAATCATCATTTCTTTTTACCACAAATGTTTTAATCTGTTGGGTATTTTTATTCTCATACAAAATTACCCCTTCGTCATGTCCTAACATATGTAAATAACACTGTAATTGGGTAGAATGTTCAACCTTGGGACCATTCAATATATCGTTATCCCACCCTCTTTGATTTATAGTTTTTAACTCTAATACAAATAACTTTCCATCATGATGCAAAATAAAGTCCGCCCTACCTGATAGGGCGATAGGACTAGCTATCTTACATGATTGCTCTTTGTACAACATCATGTTACCAAAATATTTTGTATACCTATCTTCCGCAGAATTTCCCACACCAAATATACGTTGTAACGTTGCCGAAATGGGTTTTTTAGGAATTAATCCATTATAGTGCAACCATAGATATCTATCACAGGGATTTCCTATAGCTGATACAAAGAATTTATTTTTACTAGTGCTTTTTTGGGGATGTGCTAATTGCTTATCTAACTGCTTTACTAGCAGTTGACCCAAATCCTTGGTATCCCAAGATTTCGTAACGTTTTCAGTTATTTCTTTTACGCCCATTTATTTCCTTTCAGAAGCAATATCAATTAAAAATATATCAATATCGTTATGAATCTCCTGAGCGTTTTCAGTCGTTATACGGAGAATATAATCGACTCCACTCTCTAATAGAAATTCATTTCTTTCTTTATCTTTTTTAGCGAAATGACCATAAACGCCATCAGCCTCAATTACCGTACCTATTTCAGCAATCCAAAAGTCTACAAAATACTTTCCCACCTGTCTTTGAGATTCCCATCTAAGACCTAACTCACTTAAGTAATTGGCTATTTTGGTTTCCTGAGGAGTCATCTCCGTCGGTGCTTGTTGAATATTGAGTGGCATCTATTTGTTCCTTAAGTTTTTCTCCTAATTCGGGTTGTTCAATTACTAATAAATTCTTTAAACTGTTGAGTCCCAGAACTTTATTTCCGGCATAGTCATACCATGCTCCAGCTTGTTTTATATACCCATGAGCCAACCCCTCACGCATATAACTTTCCATAATATCTATTCCCCCATCTACCTTGAAGGGAACCACTACTTTTTGCCAATGATCCGCAGATGTTTTATTTTTCTTCAGGGTGACTTCCATATCGAAGCCTTCCTTTACTTTAGTTTTTCTATCTTCAATCCATCCCGCTCGTCTGACCTCTAACATCAGGTGATTCCAATATACTTGTCCTTTACCGCCCGGCATATCTTTAATAGCCACAGGACCTATAGCGGATCTTTGTTGATTAATACATATCAATGCTGACCCGTGCTGTAATCTACTCATTAATCTGCTCAAGGAATCATTTACAAATCTAGCCAGGAACCCCATAGGGTGTTTATCGAAGTCTGATAACTCTGCCGCAGGAACCATACCCGCAATACTATCTATAACTACCAAATCCACCCCGGCTTCCATAACAGCTCTAGCAATTTCTATGGCTTCTTCACCGCTCTTTGGTTGAGAAGCTAAAAGCAAGTCGGGATCAACCCCACATTTACGGAACCAAGATTCATCTAGAGACATCTCTGTATCAATCCAAACAGCGGTCCCCCCTGATTTCTGAACAGACTCTACAGCTTTCATAGCAAGGTAAGACTTACCCCCGCTAGGCTGTCCAGTAAGTAACGTAAATCTCTTTTTAGGAATGCCACCACCTGTTAGTTTATCTAATTGGGGTATCCCGAAAGGAATACGATCAAATTTAAACCCCTTGTCAGATGCTAGTGTAAGTCCGTCAACCCCCTTTAAAAGTTGGGTCATAAGAGAAGCGTCTGTTTTAGCCATCAGAGAGACCCCTTATTTGGGCTACTTCGGCATCTGCGGCAGAAAGTACTAAGGGCCATGCCTTATTTATTGCTTTCTTAGCCTCCGCCATTTGTTCGTCTAAATCTTTATCTGTATCTATATCTCTAATGCTTATATCTATCCTAGCATTATTATAATCGCCTAAATTAACTGTAAACCCTAACGATTGATCTATCTTCATAGTAATACTACCTCCTCAGTATTAACTAATTCTTCGTACTTTTGTCTCCATATACAATGGTGATTCCAGTAAGTAACGGCTGAATTTTTTATCACTTGCTCCTTCTCTCTTTCCGCAGGATATTGTGCTTCCTTGATTTTATCGGCATCAACCACATGCGCCCACGAAGGGTCATGAATTTCTACATCTACAAGCAGAGGAATACCTATTGAATTCTCTTCCATCAAATTCCGAATATTGTTTACAACATCTTCTTCTCCATCAGCTATCTCAACTAATAATTCATCATGAACCTGCATTATCAAAGCGGACTTTTTATCCTTGAGGTAATCATGAACCGCAATCATACGCTCAGACATTATATCAGCAGACGTACCTTGTACTAAGTAGTTAATACCAGCATATGCGAAATCTTCAGGAATCCAATATTTTCGCCCGTATCTATTTTGTACCACACCAGTCTTGGTAATTTTAGCCATGACATCTTTAATAAACTGTTTGGAACCAGGTAATCCGTCTAGAAAATTAGCTTTGTAAGTTCTAGCTTCTTTAATACTACAATCTAAAGAATTGGCTAGGTTTTCTAATCCCAATCCATATAAAATACCAAACGATAAATTCTTTGCCGCTTGACGATAAAACTTCCACTCTGCGTGAGTTTCGTCTACATGGAATGCCGCTTTAGCCGAATTGTCGTGGAGATCAACGCCTTTATCTTTCAATTCCGATAATTCTTTTTCATTCATAAAGTACGATAAGAAAACCCATACTTCCATTTGTTTGTAGTCAAACCCATATAAAGTATATCCCTCTCTAGGAATAAAGGATTTTCTGGTAGAGAACTTAGTGGGGTCTCCATCAACAAAGGTTTCCTCACCTACAAAGGACCAAGCAGATATATCCTGATCGTCCAAAGATATCCTACCCTTATTAGCTTTTACGATAGCCTCTAATCTACCCTGTAGTGCCTTCATTTCCTCTTCGTTCAGAACTTGCTCTACAGTATTAATAATTCCTCTAGGGATATTTTGTAGGTTGGGATTCCTTGACGACAACCTGCCGGTGACCGTGCCCCAATTACAGTATGTACAATGAAGCACATCGGTTTGAGCAAGGGGTTCAATATAAGTACTCAGCATTTTACCTAATGTCCTGTACTCTCTTACCCTACCCGCTAATTCATGATTAATTTTTACTAGAGACTTCTCACCCCAAGACGGATTTCCCTTGTCAGTTTTATCCTGGGATTCTATTCCTAACGATTCAAACACCTTACCTAACTGTGGGTTGGATGCTACATTAAATTCTTGTCCTGCTATATCGTAAATTCTTTTAAGGACAGCTTCTTGTCTAGCCCCGATACGTTTGGCTCCATCTAAAGCATATTCCTTATCAATTTTAACTCCCCTGTATTCCATGTCATACAAAACAGAAGTTAGTTTGATACTCTGTTGCCAAATCTCAACTTGCTTAGTCTCTTCAATAACTCGTTTTCTAGAAAAATATAATTCTCTAGTCCAAAATACATCATTACAACAATAGGGACCCAATAAACTTATCGGAGCTAAAGAAAAATCTGTATTCCACTTATTTTTTCTTAGGAGCTCTTTACACTTAACATCGTATTGGGAAGCCTCTTCCCCAAACTCACGGGTAATAGTATGAGTTAAGTCCAATCTTTCATGCTTGGCTTTTTCTGTAAGCCGTGTCATAACTAAAACATCAATAAGAGTTTTATTCTGAGTATTTAACCACGTACAATTATCCTCTATATCTGTGTCACCACATTCATACTCTAAAAACTTTAGGTCAAACTTTAGATTATATCCTACTAACGTTTGAGCATTTTCTATAGATTCTAATACTTGGTATAATTGGAAGTCGGATAAATTTTCGTACACCTCTGGGTGGTCAGCATGTCGAAATGGAAAATACATTACAACACTCTCAGGTGTAGATAATCCTATTCCACATAATTCATTCTGGTTGAATTCAAATCCGTTACTCTCAATATCTAAGAAGAGAGTATCCGACTCATTTAATTTCCTAAGGGAATCCTCAAAATCGTCGGGGGTAATGATTTTTGATTCATTACTAAATACTGTATCTGTTCCATACTTTATCAAAAAATTCTCAATTCTGATGTTTAAGATTTAATTCTTCTTCTACTCTTTCAATGATATCATAAATATTAACTAAAGTGAGGGTTTGAGGTCCCACAATTTCTCTTTGGGGGTTCCGTTTTATAACTTCTTTAATTTCTTGCAACGCTTGTACGAAAATACTTATCAAATCTGCTGATTCCTTCCGTATAGCTTCGTGAGTCAAACCATCAGCAGGGGGGGATTCGAAATACTCTTTTCCTATTTCCATCCTAGTACTCCTTTACTGTAGCTATGGGGGGACAAAGTTTTGTCCCCCCACATCTTTTACGCCTCGGATACAAATTGACCTTTGGCGTTCCTCTTTCGGGGTTTTCGGCTACTTCTGGTAGTCGGTGCAGCCATAGTTGGCCTATGTATCTGAGTAGATTTTACTAGGTCTGGTTCAACACCACCTAACCCGGTCAATAATCCCTTTACAAACCCGAATATTCCCATATTAGTCTCTCCTTATTCTAGAATAACGATTCTTCGTCATCATTCGTCGCTAGTAAGTCTCCATGGACAGAAGATGTGTTGAACGACGGTACTTCCGACAAACTATCCACACCCGTTGTAGCAGCCCCATTCAAAGAAGTTGTTTGGGTATCAGCATTTCTCTTTTCTATTGCGGAAGCAATAGCACGTTCTTTTTGTAGGAAAAAGTCTACAGGACGAATTAGAGAGTCGGCTGATTGACCGTTCGCCTCAGATGGAACACTAGCTTCGTCAGTAATAGTTTTTATGGAATACGAAGTGTCATCTCTTCCACTTCCTGTTCGACGAATCCTGACCTTATGTTTATTCAGGGCTCCATCTTCATCGTAGATATCTACAATTTGATTCCATAGGTATTTACTGCGTCCAAAACCTTGTGACCACATCTGGAAATTTTCTGCGGACTGGTTTAGAAAAGACTTACCGCTAGGAGTATTAACCGTTTCCCAAGAAGCTACGACATCCTCACCGAAATTCTTATCCAAGGTTGCAGAATTAGAGGGGTTCCTCATAACGTTTTCCACGTATAACCACACACCAAATTTAGTTCTGAGTTGAGTTCCAGAATCTACTTCAGCGGCTTTGTATTGACCCTCTTCTGATTGACCTTCAGCCATAGCGTCATAGGTGTATGCGCCATTACGACCCATACCTGTGGCACGATAAGTTGAAAAGTCTTGAATCCTATAATCTTCGGGATCACCTGACGGAACTACAGATACTGTAGCAATATCACCGTCATATAACCAAAGTTCAGAACCAGGGCCTCGTCTGGAAGCCCTATCCTGTTCTTCTTTGTTGGCTCGCTGGCTAATGCCAGTAATTCCCCCACTTACCATTTCAAACTCCCTTCCAAACCTAAATCGGTTCGGTTAGCTATTATGGAATGCAAAAGAGTTGCATCCCTTATTTCCTGAATGTCTTTATAGCCATCAGGGAGTCTAGCAAAACTGACTAACCTATGCTTCGATAATTTAGACGCAATACGCTGTGAAGCAGCTATTCCTGTCTCATCATTGTCCAAACATAGGACTAGTTCAGAGGTATGGAGTGTATTGATGAGGGACTCCTGTTTTTTAGACATTGAAGCCCCAAGTATTGCTATTGATTCGAAGTTATGTTGTTTAAGCCATAATGTGTCAAGTATGCCTTCAGTTAGACAAACAAAGCTAGACTCATTTACATTATACAGTCCATAAACGATTTTGCTCTTTTTCAAGCCGAAACTGTATAAATATTTGGGGTGCAAACCCGATGGTTGTCGAGTTACACTACCCACCGTAACGCCTCTATTATCTCTGATGGGAAGAACTAATCCTCCACGACCGTTTGTACCAGCCTCAGCATCAATCAGAGTTTTCGCCGTGAATTCTCTATTGAAAATCCAGTTAGGTACTTCTCCTTTCTTATACTCTATGTTTACTTCTTCTAACAGAGCGTCCTCTTCTTCAATTACATTCCATGTGTCATGAAGTTTGAACTCTACGTTGTCAGAAAATTTCCTAATAAATACGTCGGTTTGTAACCGGGACCATCCTGTATATCTAGATATAAATAAGTCTAGTGTTCCCGCACCACAGTTAGCATAACAAATCCATTTTCCATTATCTAAATTTATGGAAAGTGAGGGAAGATTGTCGTCATGGAAGGGGCAGTTTAAAGATATCTGAGCTACTCGCTCAGAATTTTCTTCAGTTTGGGTTTCGAATCCTGCTTCGTTGAGGATTTCTTCCCACGGGTAAAACTGAACCTCCTCTTCCTGTTCCGACTTTTCTTTTCTAACCATTCCTTCAAATCTCCAGACGCATTTGTAGCTAAAGTGTCTGCAATCTCTTGTAGTGGATGTCCTGTATGTCCAGAAACCCATATATGGCTTACATTTAATAAATTAGCTAGAATAAAATACCGTTTCCATAAATCAGTCTCACCGACGGGATATCCGGTAAACTTTGTACAGTTATCTATTACATATCTACTATCTGAGTATACCACAACATCTTCTGACAAATCATATAAATGGACCACTTCCAATCCTTTTATAACTGCGACTAGTTCCATTCTACTATTAGTGGTTTTGGGTTCCCCTCCCGACATAGTAGATAAAATAGCTTGGGTATCTCCAGTTATAACGACCCCCCAACCACCTACGCCACCTGGATTTGTCCTACAAGAACCATCACTATATATTTTTATCTTAGAATTTGGCATTGGGTTGAAGGTCTTCCTGCATTAACTCTTGTACATCTCCAATATCCACATTCCAGCTCAATACACTTCTATCTTTTATTTCCACATCGTCACGTTGTTTCATGTAATACAAGTATCTTTGATTGTCATCTTCTTCGACTTTACTCATAGCAAATGCTATATCACTCGCCCTAACCAAAGCATCTCCATTTGCCACCTGATTTAGCTTAGGTGGTTTGAATAAATCCACAGCTTCTCTACCTGCTTGAGTAGTACAAAATACTGGAATTTCATACGCCATAGCTATATTTTTCAAACCCTTAAAAAGGTTATCATTTTGTTCCCATTTGGCTCTACTAGAATCGTCACTTAGTAAATACACTCCGTCTACCACCACTAAATCTGGAGAGTATTTTCTAACCAAATTACGTATAGTAGAAATACTTAAAGCATCAAATCCTAAATGATGTGGGAATAAAATATTTCTAGCGTCCATAGAGGTCAGGTATTCTCGATACTTCTCAATATCTATACCTTCTTCTCCTCTACGAAGTTTAGTTAGAGAAAACTCATACCCTAACAATTTCCCCAAAAAAGCATCCATTCTCATAGATATAGCTTTTACGGGCATTTCAGTCGAAACTAACAGTGTTTTATATCCGTGCTTCATAGCTACCGCAGCCACCTTCACAGCCATAAAAGATT